TTCTTCATCTGACATTTGAAAATAATATGTACTATCTATTAATGCATTTTTATTTAAGCCCATCATCTACCTCTTATTTTGCTATGTGGGGAAACAATTTATCTTCAGGCCCAGGATATTTAAAACCCCCATCATCTCCTAATTCTGAAAATGCTTTTTCTTCAGGAGGATGAAAAATTGCTTTATTTTGAGGAGGGGAATGTAATGATTTTCTTTCAACAGAAGCTGAAGCTATTGAGTTAATTGCCTTACCTGCTCTAACAAGACGTTCTCCAGCAGCTTCATCTAAATCAACTGTAATCTTACCAAAACTTCTTATTAAGTTCCGATCTGTCAGCTTATACCTCTTTTTCATAATTAACCACCTTTCTAAAAAAAGAGGGTAGATACCGGAATATCTACCCTCTCACTTACTCATTCCGGTTTACTGCATTGTACCAGAATTAAGACGCTGCAAACTTAGGTTTACGTAATGTTCCATAAGTCAAGGTAGGTTTGGTTCCCACCTGAGTTACAGGTCTGCGCTGATTTTCAAAGGTCATATACAGACAAGACCATACACAAGCGGCAGTACCAACAGTGACATTAACTCGGACATAACGATTAGGATCATATACCTCAATGAGATATAGACCTGCTTCATCAATCTGTTCTACCGTAATAAAATCGGCATCCCAAGTTAATTGATCCGGTGAATCCTGAATGATCAGATCCAGAGTAGAACCACCCGCCACACTTCCAACATCAGCAAGAATAAGCAGACTATTGGGCAATTGAACATCGGCCCAAAGATCTACACCATCATCATCCGGTGCATTTGCAGCAGCACCAGAAGAATCAGAAACGGCTTGCTGGAAGTACCCGAATTTGTAATTGTTAAGCATATCAAACATAATAAATTCCTCCGTAATAGTGTTAATTGAAAATTAGTCTTTAATTAAGAATTATACTTTATTTAAATCACCGATTAAGAAAGAGCAGCATCCAGAGCAACAAAAGCTTGAGGAATAGCTGCCTGACCATCAAGGCGACCAGAACATCTTAGGGCCGTTCTGTTATTACGGAATTTGTAATGACGTGAGGAGTCCATGCTAAAATCCTGACGGAAACCAACATAGTACCAAGTCCATGTACCCAGGATAAGATCTCCGGTAGAACCAAGGGCAGGAATTTTACCATCTGCCAAGAATGCGGGTTTACCCAGGATAGTCATATCATAACCCCTGGAAATATCACCATACATCTCCTGCAAAACAAGTTCCTTAGAAGAAGCACTCACAGTCTGTCCACGGAGAGAAGCACGACCTTGCTTGGTAATAAACCAAACAGCATTGTTATCAAATACTGCTGGCATACGTGCTTCCATATTCAAAACATCCTGCACTTCAATAGAATCTGCGGTCTGACGGAAAACACTCAGGATCGAAGGATCATTGATAATACCCAACGGTTGTTTCCCTCCGGTTCCCTGGATAAAGGATTTATCCGTATACCAATACCATGCAGATCGGAAAAGGCGAGTAAGGTAATTGACCAAGTTGATAACCGAATCATCCAGCAGGGTATTGGTGATTTCCGTATAACCTGCAAGCTCATGAACAATCATTTCGACCATTCCAAAGTTGGGTTCGGTCTCCGGTTTCTCTCCACCTTCTTCTACCCAATCAAAGGTAACACCTGCAAAGTTGTCAAACCCTGCATCCTGCACATCGGGATTCTGTTGGAGTTTCGGAAACTGAATTTTCTCACCACTCATGGGCCAAACAGTAGACCGCTGCCATACAAGCGTATCCTCTGCATCGTACATGATCATCATATTACGAAATTCTTCCGGTACAAGATAACCACCTGCTTCATCTGCACCCTCTGTCATCAGTTTGGTAACAAGGCCACTTTTCAAATAACCAGCAAAGTCTTTGGCCCATTGAGTCATCTCAGGGGAACACTGTACCCAAGGATTACTCTTATTATTAAGGTTGATGACCGAACCTTGTGGAGTACTCATAATCCCACCATCAATTTTCAAAGTAGGATTGGTTATAAGATATTTAGTAACATCTTTTGCTTTAAAAGGAACTTGAATATCTTCCTGCAAATCTTTGATCATTTGCTGAACGGTATCTTTCACCATACCAGAAAATTCATCACCAACTAAAGCATCCTCAACTTGCCCCTTTAGCAAGCTGATCAGTTCTTCTTTACTAAGTTTCATGGAATTAATCCTCCTATAAATAATTAAAATTAAACTTCAATCTTAAAAGAATCTTTTACTTCTTTTAACGTTTCCTTCAGTTTATCACTAAATACCGATTTAACCGCATTTATGGCATTATCCTTATCAGATAATAAATCATCATCCAATTCGATCATATCATCGTTCTTGGTTTTATCATTGTCAGGGGAGAGCAATGAATCATCAAGTTCAATGTCATCATCGGATTTTGAATCATTCTTCTTATCGTCATCAGGAGCCAAACCATCATTATCCTTATTATCATCTATTTCAATACCAGAATCAACATCTTTCTCACTAAGCAATAATTTAATTTCTGATAAGCCTTCAAACACTTTTTCAAGGGCAGTTTCGACACCATTTGAAATAGCATCAAGGTGTTTACCAAATAATTCCGTTACCTTATCAAAATGATCTGTCAATGTTTTTTCAGTATCAACAATATCGTCATTTGATTTATCATCATCCTCCTCCGATTTATCATCGTCATTTGTAGGAGCAGGACAAACAGCAGGGATAGGTTCATCGAAATCAGGAAGACTTTTTTCGCCCTCCAACATTTCAACCTCAAAGTCTTTTTTCTCATCATCATCACCAATCCATTTCCAATTGTAGTAATGATATTTGTAAGTCTTATCATTATTATCATTAATCCAAGATTTGATTCCATCAGTTGACCATTTTTCAGGATCAAAGTAATAACCAATAGGCATTGGCATTCCACCAGAACCATCCTCTTTTAATTCAGAAATAGTATTGGCAGAAACCATTTGAATACCTTCAACTTCTTCAACATCTTTAATCTCAGGATTAATAAATTCGCCTAATTCCTCACGAATGGGATAAAAAAGACCATGTTCAGTTTTTGCATATTTTTGAGGATAACCCAATTGCAAAAGATTTTGCACAGCATCACCACCATTTAAACTCACAGTAGCATTGGGATTAGCAGGAACAGCTACTGCTGAAATCTCAAGTAACTCTTGCTGAAGAAATTCTAATCCTCCAAACCAAGGATCATCTTCATTACGGTATTCAAATTTAAGTCCTTTAAAACCAACAGAAAAAGATTTCAAAAATCCTTTCCTAAATTTGTTGAAGATCTTCATACTTTCATCATCATCTTCATCAAACATAGGTTTAAATAAAAGTTTTTTAGAAGCTTTATCAACCCATGTTTTCAATGATTTTGCTATGGGAATCGCCCAATAGTTATGACTCCAGGGAACTACTGGATTCTTTTTAAAGTTTTTAAGATCCCATCCTTCCTGACGAATAATATCTTTATCTCTATCCTCATCTTCAGTTGAAGCTACAGCAATAAAAGATTTTTGTCCTTCATCTAATTGTTCAATCTTCTCTACTGTAATGTCCATTGCCTTAACCGGATCACCATCTTTCAAAATGGGCCGACCATCTTTTGCCAAAAGTGCATAAGCCATAATATTACTCCTTATCCTTTAATTTGTTTTCAATTAAGGTACAATCACATGAGAAATTTAAAACCTCATTAGGAAAACGAAGTTTCATATTTCCAATCTGGAAATGATCCTTAGAAAGAACATCTTTTAATTTACCTCTATGACCACACTCATTGCTATTAATAACCCATAGCATTTTTGTGTCATGCTCACTAAGAACCAACCATTTAGTGTAATTAATACATCCTCTGGATAAGGAATTTGTTATTTTTGATAACCTTGGATTAGAATCCATTTGATCATTAAAATAATCTTTCCAATTACCTTCATTCCATTTGGGGTTTTTAACTAAAGTGTTCTTATACTCAAGTACTACCTTATCCAAAATAGGAGCCATCCAATCATCTAATTCAGTTTTCTTAAAGATTGCTTTTTCTCCAAAGTAGTCGAGCATATGATCCACCATACCTGTTATTATATCAGCAAATATATTTTTAAGACTGTCTTCAAGATCCTTCTCACTATCAAAACCTAATTCTGGTTGCTTTTCAGAAACTAATTTACTTTTAATAAAATCATTTATAGTATCTCTGACAGCATCACAGACAACTTTGAAATGACCATTTCCCAATAAATCAATTGATCTACCATCAGTGGGATTATCATCCCTATCATCTGATCCGTCAGGGTTTACATGAGAATCAGGCTCATCATCACGATCATCATCCTCTGGATCTGTTGATGTTTCCTGGGCAAGAATTCCAGCATCGATCACTTCATCTATTCTATCCAATGGTATCATATCCTTTGGAATAAAAATCCGATCACCACCAGCAATTGCTTCAAGCTTGTGGGTCTTTTCTCTAAATTCATTTAATGTTAATGTTGGAAGACCTACATGAATTCTTCCTTCTTGTACTTCAATTAAACGATCTCTTGGAATTGGATTTTGATGTTTAAATTCAATGCTATCATTAAATGTAGGCATTACCTCTTTGGTAATTTCTTCATCCCAAAGAGATAAACGTGGTTGTACTGATTCTCTATTAAATGATATATCACTTTGTACATCACCTGCCCTGCCATTATCTCCAAATCCTAACTTTGATTTTGGAACTCTATATGCAGCAAAAATCTTCTCCATCGACCACTGAGCAAGATTTAAAAATTCAAAATCACGATTAGCATATGATATAGGCACAGGTTTTAAACCTGAATCCAAAACAGCTACATCATGATATGATCCCTGATATTTTTCTCTCCAACGTTCTTTTAATTCATCAGCTTTTTGTTGATCTATCTTCTCATCAGTAGTCAGAGCAAAATCAATTCGTGCTGAATTCTTAAAAAAATCTCTTTCATAAATTTCTATATAAGAATCAATATCCTGGGCATAAGCTTGTGACTGAATTGGAGATGCACCCATGTAAGGTTTGAGAGGATGAACATAAGTTAAACATATCAATTGACTTATATCAAAATCAATAGTTCCCGTACCACTTTTAAACTCATATTTAACAGAAGGTCTAACAAGATCATCGGAAACATGACACTGAATAAAGTCATTCATATTTAAAGGCCAAAGTTCCCATACTTGACCTAATTTGTTTTTTGCCATATAGATAAATGACATTCCACACATATCTAATTGAATTTGACAAAAGGCTTTAATAAACCGGAAACTCATTAAATCATTAGGATTACGAAATGGTTTTGTATAAATTTGAAAACCTTTATTCTTAGTAGTTAATTCTTCTCCTGTATTTTTATTATAAAAAGAATAAGGTAAAGTAGAAATACGATCTGAGATTAAACTTACACAAGAAGAAACCCAAGATTTATATTCAGACAACTGAATTGTTGGCTGAGTTTTTAAATTCTGAACTCCACCAGTTTGTTCCCTCCGTAACATTGTCACTAAATCATTATATGATTTTTTTCTAAATGTAATCTCAACAGGGCCAAGTCTCATATTCATTCTCCTACTGTGTTTTTTACCGTATAACGGAATAACACATTAATAGATAGATGGGCCACCACTACCACGAAATAGTTCTTTTGCGCCCTCTCTTGCAAACCAGGATGCCATTACTATATCGGAAGTTTCAAAAAAAGGATGGTGTTTGAATTCTTGGTAGGCTTTATGCCAAGGATTACGCTCATCAATATTTCCAACTTCAGGTTTATCAGTAAAACACCACATCCATTCACCATTTTCAAATTCTTTATCAATGGATGGTAAACCCGTAATTGGATCAGCCTTATTACGTCCAGTTAAAAATGGTTCTACCCTAATCCCATACCGTCTATACTTTTCATCTCCTAAAGATGAAATAAGCATATCAATGATTGCTTCCTGCACACCATTGTTTTCAGCTTTGTATAGCTCACAACCATATTTCCTAAAGTATTTAATCATAAGAGGTATAAGTTCTCCCGAACCTCTTAATGTATCAATTTCTAAAGGAACTTTCATACCAGTTTTTTTATGAACTGCGAGAACCACTAAAACTGTTCCTGGCCTTTGTAATCCAGCAAAGTCGATCCCCCCAATAAAATACCAATTAGTAGGATCTTCAATAATTGAGGTAGGCTTTACTCCGTAGTGACAACATTTGAGGAAATAAGCAAAGGTCTTATCTGAATCAGTATAAGGAATTAAACGATAACCACGATCAAAATCTCTTGTACCTAATTCCTTATGCTTCATTAACAAATCTTTTGAATTAAACAATGACCACACTGGAAAAAGCATTCTACGTCCAAATGAGTCTTCATATATCAGACCTTCTTTATCTTCAGCAACGGCAATGCTCATCCATGACCAAATTGGATTATTCTGTATCACACCTGCTAAATCATTTTCATGCCACTTATTCATCATAACTATTGCTTCTGAATCTTGTGGTATCAAACGAGTTAACCAAATATTTTTAAAAATGTCTTCTATCTTTACCCTTGTGGTAGGTTCAAGTACTGCGGTTTTAAGATCTTGAGGATCATCAAAGATCAATAAATTAGCACGTCCACCGATAGCTGTTGATTGAATACCATAGGCTTCACACGTACCATCTTTTAACATAGCTGATCTTTTGACAATGAATCGTTGGGAACCCCAAATGGGGGTAGGAATAATGTGGGGGGCCATTCTTTTGAAATCTTCATCTTTCTGAATGTAGTCTCTGACAGCCCTACATCTTTTTACTGCTTCAGTTTCAGAAACATGAACAAGTTTGATAAGAATATTTGGATTTTCAGCAATGCGGTATAAAACATATCCGGTACATAATTGCTCAGTATTCATATGGATTGTTAAATCATCTTGCAGATAAAGATGATCATCATCCAGAGTAATACCATAATAATCTTGTTCACCAATATCTTCTACATCAAATCCATATACTAATGGATTTTTAATTTGTTTACGTTCAGATGCTTTCTTTCTGGTTTTACATGGAACTAAATGAGTATTACCAGAAACAATAACAACATAATAAGGAACATCATTTACATATTTAGTTCTATGTGATACAGAAAAACCAAGAGATCTACAAAGAAATAAAAAATCATCTCTTAATCCAATCCACTTAGTTGACCACTCATAACAATTATCAAATAAGTGTCCATCCGTATCAATCATTCCTGCAAGTAATTCTAAACGAATCTCTCTGGAATTTTTTAAATATTCTTTTTTAATTCGTTTTTCATTACCAATTATTGATGATTGAACAAATGTTAATTCAGGATAAGTTTTACCTTTATTTTTAGGGCCATAATTAAAATGATATATAGTACAATTAGATTCTTGTTCATCAATTCTTATTTCAAATTGACTTAAATCCATCCATTCAGCTAATGCTTCACAGATTTCTTCATCTTCATCATTAATAGTAAAAGCCAAACCAGAACAACTACCATCACCTAACCAAAGACCATAAATATAAGGATCAAAATCTACTTCTTGTTCTGGAAAATCTAATTGAGCTTTTTGAATCTTCCAACAATTTTTTTTTGCCCATTCAGGCAAAGCTAAATACTCTTTAATAGTACCTATAACAATATCACCTTTTTGATAACCATTCCATCGATTAGAAATGTAAAAAGGCATTTTATGTGATTCATTACACTTAAAAAAATCTTTATTTTTCAGTGTGATCTGATAAGCTTGTTCTTTGCCCCTTCCCAAAGCAAGTACTTTTCTTGGTGTGGAATCTGGCCCCATAAGAAAATCACCCACTTTAACATCTTCAATCTTCTTAAAGGAGCAATCGTACATAAGTACTTGATTGCCTTTGCAAAAACTTTTACCATGACCAAAAGCACCTAATACTAAATATCTATTAAAACCTTTGGATCTTGCAAAACGAATAAAGCGGTGCATGATATTATGTACCGCTTCATTTCTAACTATTTTTCCTCTGGTATCTTTTAAAATTTTTTGAACGAACCACTCAGATTTTCTTGGAACCATATCTTCATATTCAACATTGATTCCATCAAGCAAATGAGCTACTTTACTCTTTAAAAATGTACCTATTTCCTGACTAAAAGCAGCTTCCATTATTGAGTCATCTTTTTAGGTTCATAAGTTAATTCATTTAACTGCTGCATATTAATTACTTCATTTTGAACATCAATGTCTCTGAGTTTTCCGTAAATGGAAGATCGGGTGTGGGAATCAAGCTCATTAATAGCTCGAAATACCAATTGGATAAATGAATTAAGTTTCAATTCATATTCATGGCGAATGGTATCTTTTTTACCGTACTTTTCAGGATACAAACGTTCAAGTAACCAGGAAGATGCTTGCCATTGGCCCATATCTCCAGCATCTTTAATGTTACTTAAATTATCAGCTTCACATTTAATCGTACAAGAATCCACAAACGCATCAAATTCAGGGTCTGAGCGCAAAACATTAAGCTTATATGCTGTTATTCCCATAAGTTTTGCAGCATCAGTAATTGTCAAACCCCGTTCCATATAAAGACTAAGCTTGCTTTTTATGAGGGTATCATTTATGGTTTTGGTAATTTTATTAGGTTTTGCCTTTAAATTTAACCGTTTAGCCATTACATGATAGTTCCTTCAGTCAATTAATTTTCCACTAAAAAATAACGTGTACAAAGATTGTAATTATCTTAAATTATTTCCAAAAGATATGTCAAGAGGTATTTTAAAATGAAGGTGAAAGTAATTGATCGATTTAATCAGGAAGGTACACCATTTCTAAATAACTTTCAAGAAGTAATGATAGAAAGATTAAATTTAAATTATAGTGGGTTAGCTACTCCCTACCGATGTAAAAAACTTATTAGAAATATACTGAATATTCCTGAAAAGTGTATAAATACAAAGACTAAAAATGGATTTCTACTGTCCTGCAACGTGGAACCGGAAATCTATCTTCTGGCCCAGGAAACTTGTAAAAAAATCAAAAAATCTGTAATGCCGATGGATGAATTGCTCCACCTGTTATTGGTTTGCTTCATTTTAACCTACCGAGAACGCCCCAAACCTATAATGCCATTCAAGCATGTTCGTAAAGGCTTGAGATTAGCCAATCTACAAAGGTTTCAAAAAAGATTCTCTCGTTACTACCCTAATTCTATACAATCCTTTAAACAAAACTGATGTAAACCACCGTAAATACTGGCCTCACATAATTCTTGACAGGATCTTGAAAGATGGTATAATGGGAACATTGTGCAAAAAAATAGTGAGACCCGTTGACCAATACAGGTCTCACCATTTTGGAGGTAAGACGCAAAGCAGATAAGAAATGAAAAA